GGGGCGCTGTCCCGCCGCCGCGCACAGCAAGTCGTCCGCGACTGGCGGTCGCAGCAGCCTGACGGCGAACCGGACCGCAAGGCCGAAGTTGCCGCAGCAGCGGCGTGGCTCGCCGGGCAGGGCATCGACCTGGCGACACCGCTCGCCGACGTCCTGACCGGGCTGCACACCGACGCCTACCTCGTCGGCGCCGCATCCGCACAGGCCGCGGTGGATGGTGGCCGGCCACTCGTCGGCGACTGGGTGCCGGGCGACGCCGACGCGGCACGGCAGCGCATCGACGAACTCGGCGCTACCGATGGTCTTGCGGTGCTGCTGGCCACCGTCGATGAGTCCGCCCAGTCGATTGCTGACAGCAGGCTGACCGATCTGGGTCGGGCGCTGCTCGACGGCACGGACCTGCGGAACGCGCTCGACGACCCGGATAGGGCACACGCGGTGGCATTGACCGAGGTGACCGCCGCGTCCAGTGTCGCCGCCTTCTTCATCTACGGCCAGCTCGGCGTGCGCGCGGGACGCTGGGTCACCGGGTCCGGCAACATCTGCCCGCTCTGCATCGCCAACGCCGACGCCGGCCCTGTCCCGATCGGCCAGGCGTACCCGAGCGGACACACCAACGCCCCAGCCCACCCGTGCTGCAACTGTGCCGTCGTGCCGGACTAGGAGGTGCCGATGCCGGAGAAGAAATTCGTCCTCGGCTTGGCCTATCAGGCGGGCCGGGATCCACGCATCGCGATGGGCGCTGATGGCGGCCGTGACTTCTTCACGCCCGACGAACTCGAAAAGGCGTGCTGGAGCTTCCTTCCCGGCGGCGCGCAGGTTGGGCTGTTCCACGCGGATAACACTCTCGGCCATATGACAGTGACCGAGAGCTATATCTATCGCGGGCCGGATTGGGACCAGGGCAACGGCGTGGTCATCAAGGCCGGCGACTGGCTGATTGGCGGGATCTGCGACGACGTCGCCTGGAACCTCGTGAAGTCAGGCAAGGTCACCGGATTTTCGCCGCAGGGCGTGGCCAGGCGCCTGCCCGCCAACCGCGCCAGGAGTGACACATGACAGACCTCCCCACCGACGAGACCGAGTTCACCGAGCTGGTCGACGCCGACGTGCCCCGGGTTGACCTCGTGGGCAGCGCCGCGAACGGCGTCCCCGGATTCCTGGTCATGAAGCAGGACGCCCACGGCCTCCTTGACCCGGCGTTCGTGCGCGAGCTCGTCGCCAAGGCCGAACCCGATCCGCCGTCAGACGAGCAGGTCACGATGACCGGCAGCCCGGCCGCGATCGCCAAGTTCATCCACCAGGCCGCCCAGCGCGCCGCGCCGGTCGAGAAGGCCGAGATGTCCACCGCGGACATCGACGACCTGCCCGACGACGCCTTCGCCTACGTCGAGCCCGGTGGCGAGAAGGACGACGAGGGCAAGACCACGCCGCGATCCCTGCGCCACTTCCCGATCAACGACGAAGCCCACGTGCGCAACGCCCTCGCCCGCGCCCCGCAATCACCTTTCGGAGACAAGGCCATGCCGAAGATCCGAGCCGAAGCCAAGAAGCTCGGCATCGAAGTAGCCAAGGAGATGGACATGGCCGACGCCGACGTTCTCGACCCGACCACGGCACTCGCCGAATCCGACGCGGACGCGCCGGGCAGCCCCACCGACCCCGGCTCCCCCGCCTGGGAAGCCATCGACGCGGCGACCGCCCGCAAGTGGACCAGCATCCTCGCCCGAGCCAAGCACGCCGTCGGGATGCTCGCCGACCGGGAGATGCTCGAAGCCGCCGTCGGCGACGGGGACGACGCGATGCAGGCCATGGACCTCGACGACGCGTGCTGCGCCATCGACTACGCCATCAGCGTGCTCGCCCCGTTCGCCGTGGCCGAGCAGGCCGAAGCGGACTGTGGCGCCGAGATGCAGGCCGTCGGAAAGGCGCTCGCGGAGTGGAGCCCGGAGCCGCTGGACACCATCGAGGCCCTCGGACAGGTACGCAAGGCCGGCCGGGTGCTGTCCACCGCGAACGAGGCCGCGATCCGCGGCGCGGTCGAGTCCCTGCAGAAGGTGCTCGCCTCCCTCCCCGCCGCCCCCACCGCTCCCGAGGACGGCCAGTCGGTCGCCAAGGAACAGGAGACCGACATGACCACCACCCCCGAGACCCCCGCCGCCGAGGTCGCCAAGGCTGACGGCGAGAAGCCGACGATCATGGTCGTCTACGACCAGAAGGGCCGCCTGGTCGGCGTCGTCGACCCGGACAAGGTGACCCCCGTCGCGAACAGCGAGGCCGAGCCCGAGCCCGACGGCGACGAACCGGCCGGCGACGCCGCAGAGGCCGCGCCCGACGCCACCCCCGAGACCACCGACCTCACCCCCGCGCCCGCGGCCGAGGTCGGTACCCCCGCCGACGGCGTCCCCGACGACGAGGCGGTCGCCAAGCAGACCGAAACCACCAACGAGACCGCTTCGGAAGACGTGCTCAAGAGCATCGCCACCGACGTGGCCAAGACGGTACTCGACGCATACAGCGCCAGTCAGCGCGAGGAGTTCGCCAAGCAGGCGACCGCTCTCGTGGAACTGGTGGACGTCGTCGAGACGCTCAAGGGCCAGGTCAAGGCGCTGGAAGAGCAGCCGGCCGTACCGAAGGTGTTCACCCAGGGAGCCGTCCCGCCGCGCGACATGCTGCGCGGCCAGGACCGAGGCGCCGCGCCCGTCGACATGGCCAAGGCCCAGGAGATGAAGAAGGGCCTCTACAGCGCCGACGCGCCCGAGCAGAACCGCATCGCCACTGACATGCAGACGGCCGCGATCGCCCGACTCCAGGAGATCCACCAACGGCGCGCCTAGCGCGCCCAGCGCCCCACAACCCTGACCCCTTCAAGCCCCGGACCAGCGTAAGCGGCCGGGGCTTTTGCATGCCCAGAAAGAGGCATCCGTGAGCATCGAAAACGTCACCGAGGAGACGCTGGCCGCCATCACCAAGGCGCAGACCACCGGCATCCTCCAGCCGACCGGGATCTACAGCTACGACCTGTCCGAACTGGTCTCGCTGATCCCCGTCGTCACCCCCTGGCGTGACCACGTTCCCCGCAAGCAGTCCCCGGACGGTAACCCGTTCGCGGTGTGGCGCGCGATCATGGACATCACCAACGCGCAGCCGGACCCGTCCATGGGCTTCGACTTCGCCGCCAACGAGGTCCAGTTCTCCGAGCAGGACTTCCAGGCCCGCTACAAGCCCACCGGGTACGCCGGCCTGGTCACCCAGGACGCCTACGACCTGGCCAAGGGCTACGGCGACCCGTACGCGATCGCGACGTTCCAGGTCCTCAACCAGGTTCTGATCGCCGACGACCGCAAGCTGATGGGTGGCCAGTCGTTCGCGCTCGCCCGCCCGGCCGCGCCGACCATCACCCAGGCCGACACCGGCGGCACCATCGCCGCGTCGACCCAGGTGTTCGTCGGTGTCGCGGTCCGCACCGGCTCCGGCTACTACTACGGCTCCGGCAACTCGCAGGGCAACAGTGGCAGCGTCACCACCAGCACCGTCGCCGCGGCCACGCACGCCGTGTCCGCGACCGTCGGGGCCGTTCGTGGCGCGGTCTGCTACGACTGGTTCCAGTCCGCGAACGGCACGACCTGGTTCTACTACGGCACGACCACGGTCAACTCGGTCACCATGACCAAGACGATCGGCGCGAACCAGGCACTGCCGACCGGCACCGCCGTCCCCGACCTGTCCACCTCGTGGAAGGGCGTAGCCAACACCGTCCCGACGTTTAACGCCGCCGCGGACAACGGCAGCGCGAACACGGCGGACTACGACGGGTTCCTCGCCTCCCTCGCGGGCGACTACAACGGCACCGGGCAGTGGATCCAGCCCGGCACCGGCACCGCCAACCCGTCGGTGTTCAACAGCCTCAACGGCGCGCCGTTGACACTGGCCGGCGGCTCCGTCGCGGAGATCGAGAACCTGCTGTTCCTGCCCCTTTGGCAGCAGGTGAAGACCAGCCCGACCGCGATCATGGTCAACGCGGTGCAGGCCCAGGAGATCGCGAACCTGGTCCTCGGCGGTTCGGCGGCGACGACGTTCCTCAACACCGACTCCTCCGGTCGTATCTCGACGACCGCCGGTGGTCGGGTCGGGGAGATCGTAAACGCCCCGGCGGGCGGCGTCACCGTCCCCATCGAGGTCCACACGTCGTTGCCCCCGGGCACGATCGTGGCCCGCACCGACCGGGTTCCGTTCCCGCAGGCCAACATCTCCAGCGTGCTGGAGTACCGGGCGCTGCGCGACACCGCCCAGTTCGACTACGGCACCAGCCGCGTCGCGGGCTCCGCCGGTGGGGGTCCACGAAAAGAATTCGAAATTCGCAGTGTCGGTTCCTTCATCAACAGGGCTCCTGTGGCGATGGCCACGCTCAGTAACGTGTCCTGACCTGCTGTTTTACGCGGCGCTAGAGTGATATCGAGCGCCAAAGATGGTACCCTGGTTGGAGTGGGGACACCTCGTCTCCACTCCAACCAAGGGGCCTCAGTGACCGTCAATTCCGATGTCGACTGTTCGATCCCAGACTGTGACGATCACGCCTTCGGGCGTGGATGGTGCGGTCGGCACTACGGGATCTGGCGGACCTACGGCGACCCGCTGTATCCGGTCCGGCGGTACGTCCGCCAAGGCACGCGATGTGCCCACGAAGGCTGCGGCGAGAAGCCCACGAGGCGCGGCCTTTGCGAAAAGCACGTTCGGCGCGAGCTCAACCACGGTGAGACGACCGACCCGCGCGAACGCCGATTCTGGGCGCAAGTCGACAAGGATGGCCCCGTTCCGGAGAGCAGGCCAGACCTCGGCCCGTGCTGGCTCTGGACGGGATATGTTCACCCCGCCACTGGTTACGGCCAGTTCGGCGTGAGAGCGGGCACGCGGTTACCGCACCGGATCGCCTACCAGTACCTCGTAGGTCCGATCCCCAAGGGACTCCACCTCGACCACCTGTGCCACAACAGGTTGTGCGTCAACGCCGAACGCCATCTGGAGCCGGTGACTCCCCAAGAAAACATTCGGCGCGGCGACCAGGGCGCGTTCTGGGGCTACGTCCCGGAGCTAATCCCCGTCAAGCCGAAGATGGAGAAGCCGACCACCTGCACCGAGTGTGGCGGCGATCGGCCGGTGTACAAGCGGACGCTCTGCCGGCCGTGCTACCGAAAGTGGCTGAAGGATCCGACCGTGGAGCGGCCATCTCAGCGGACGCTGGAAGAGCGGTTTTGGGCGAAGGTCGAGAAGACCGATAGTTGCTGGCTCTGGACTGCGGCCGTCAATCCCGGCACCGGCTACGGCCAGTTCGCCATCCGGCACGGCGTCCCGGTGCAGGTCCACCGCTACTCATACGAGTTGGCTAACGGCCCGATCCCCGACGGGTTCGATGTCCACCACACGTGCCACGTACGACGGTGCCTCAACCCGGCTCACCTGCAAGCACTGTCTCGAAGTCAGAACCTCGCGCTACGCAAGCAGCGCCGCTGAACTACCTCAACTCCGAAGGCCGAGAGCATCCCCGCTTTCGGCCTTCTCCATGTCCACCCTCAATCAAGGGAGAGCACGCATGCGCCTGTACACGCGCACGGGCGCGACCGCGCTCGACGACCCCGAATACGGCCACTTCGACGCCAACCCCGACGGCAGCTTCGACCTTCCGGAAGACCTGTCCGACCGGCTGCACGGCTTCCACCTCGCCGGCCGACCGGCGTGGGAAACCGACGTCGAGCGGCAGCGGCGCCTCATCGGCGAGGAACTGGAACGCCGCAAGGACCCGGCGACACTCCTGTCGGCCGTGGAGCAGATCATGAAGGCCGCACAGGCTACGCAGGTCGTACCCGCCGAGCCCGCCCCAACTCCGCCGCCGCCCGCGAAGCCACGCACGAAGCGTGCCGCCGCCTCGGAATGATCCTCGCCCCCTACACGCGGCTGCACCCGGCGACCGCGCGGCTGCTCAACCAGCACGCCCCAGGACACCAGCGGGTACGCCTCAATCCGGCGGACCCGTCCGCGTACTGGGCGCTCGTCGCAGCGGCGTGGCGGCGACCGGGCGACCTCGTGATCGTCGAGCAAGACATCGGGATCTGCGCGGACGTCATACCCGGCTTCGCGGCATGCCGCGAGCCGTGGTGCGGGCACCCGTACCCGATCGGCGAACAACTGCTCGTATGCCTCGGCTGCACCCGGTTCACCGCGGAACTGAAGGCCGCGGAGCCGGATCTGCTCGACGTCGTCGGCGAAGACGGCACCGGCGGTCTCCCGGCGCGGCACTGGCAGCGCCTCGACGTGCGGATCCTCGACGAACTACGCCGCCGCGGGTACGCCCAACACCGGCACGACCCGCCGGTTCGGCACTACCACAAGTACGTGTGACCTGCGAGAACGCGCCGCACGAGGTAGAGGGGGCGGGGCATGGCCGACTCCACCACCCCACTGTGTACCTGGGACCAGTTCACCAGTGGGGCGTTCGCCGACTTGGCCAAGCGTTACATCGACCCGCAGGCCCAGGCCGACCTGCTGCTCGAGGCCACCCGACTGTGCGAGCAGGAAGCCAACCGGCGGCTCGCCCCGTTTACCGGCATGACCGAAACACATCCCGCGCCCAGCGTCGACCCCCGCAAGTACGGCAGCCCCGCCAGCCTGCCGCTCGGCCTGTCGTACGCCAACGACACGGTGCGCCACTGCTGGCTCAACGAGCACGCTCCCCGCTACCCGGAGATGTGGGCGTACTCAAACGTGTCGGTGAAGCTGGCGCGTCCGCTCAGCGGCAACCCGAACCTGGTCGGCACGCTAGTTCAGGGACCCGAGCCCGACTCGGGGCACATGTGGTTCGACCTCGGCCTGCCCGTTCCCACCCATAGCACCATCTTCGTCAAGGTCACCTACGGCGGCGGCTACACCACCATGCCCGCCGACCTGGTGCGCGCCGGCAAATTCATGACCGCATCGCTGATCGTCCGCGAACTGGCGCCAACTCCAGCAACACGAGACCCGGAGACGCTGCACGCTGACGCCGTCACCGCGCTCATGGGCTACACCCGCGACTAGGGGGCCAAGGCATGCCGACGACAGCAGATGCGGTCACCCGCGAGACGGCGTGGCTGACAACCTCCGGCGACGGACTACCCGCGCTGCTCGCGACTGCGGGCGGCCCGTTCGACCTGATCCAGGCATACTTTCCGCGCACCCCGTCCATGGAGCAGCGGTCGCTGTTCGTGATACGGCAGCGGATCCGGCAGGCGCGGACGGCGAACGTGCGACAGATGTCCACCTACCCGTTCCTGCTGCGCATCCAGTGGCCGATCCTCGACGTCACGGGCAATGCGGAGGCCGAACAGCAGGCGTTGGACAACGCCGTTGAGTTGGTGTTCCAGCGCGTGTCGGGACCGGTGTTCGACAAGACCCACGGCGGCCGGTTCCTGTCGGTGGCCGAGAATCCGAGGGCGACCGAGGCGACCTTCCGCGACCCGATGATCACCCTGCCGACGTTGAACGCGCTGCTGGTCGACATCACCTACTCCGCCGACGATCCGGAGACCACCGGCTGACGGCGGGGTGTGACCTTGGCGCGCAAGGGGCATGCCGTTTCGGCCGCGACCCGGGCGAAGATCTCGGCCAGTCTCAAGGGCCGTCACCTGTCGGCGGTAACGAAGGCCAAGCTGTCGGCCCGGATGCGGGGCCGACGGCTGTCCGCCGCGACCCGGGCCAAAATCTCCGCGAAGCTCAAGGGTCGCCACCTCTCGGCCGCGACGAAGGCCAAGCTGTCCGCGCGGCTCAAAGGCCGGCATCTCTCCGCAGCCACTCGGGCGAAACTGTCCGCCCGCATGAAGGGCAAGCACCTCTCCGCAGCCACCCGCGCGAAGATCGCCGCGAAGATGCGGGGCAGGCACCTGTCGGCCGCGACCCGCGCCAAAATCTCGGCCAAGTTGAAGGGCCGTCACCGCACCGTCCGCGCGCACGTGCACTACAAGCGCCGCCACGTCCTGCGCGGCAAGGTCTACCGCAACCGCCGCCGGCTGCACGGCCGCGTCTACCACAACCGGCGTCGCCTACGCGGACGCCGCACCCGCTGACCCCCCGCACACCCCGCACCGGCACACCAGCCGGTCCCTTTGCCATGCCTGGAGACGCCGTGCGCCACCGCAACGACACCGAGGCGGCCATGACGGTCGCCACCGACCCGCCCCAGACCGTTGACGTCGACGAGGTCGTTGACCTGCCCGACCACATCGCCGGACTGACCTGCCTCGACGAACCCTGCCCGCCGCTCGCCACCGGCGGCATCGTCACCTACTCCGGCCTCGCATTGGTCGGTGAGCACGGACCGGAACAGATCCCCGGCGACCTTCAGCCCCGCATCGGCGACGGCCCGTTCGAGGTCGTACCGAAGACCAGCCGCACCCGCACCGCCAAGCCCGCCGAGGAGGCGTAACCCATGACCAAGCTCAGCAGGCTCGCCAAGGTCGGCATGGCCATTGAGGTCACACCCGGCACCTACCTGGCGCCCACGTTCTCCGTGCCGTTCCTGCCCGGCACAGCGCAGTACGAGACGATGCAGGCGCCCCTGCGCGACGAGTCCGTGCGTGCCAACGACTCGGTCCTGCAGGGCCTGTACGCCGGGCCGTCGGAGTCGACGTGGGCGTTCACCACCCACACCTACCCGGACCTCATCGGATACTTCCTCCGCTTCATCGGGCCCGACACCGTCACCGCGGGCACCTCGACGACCCTGTCGGCGTCCACCATCGCTGGCGCGACGTCCATCACCACCGCCGTGACGATCCCCGTCGGGTCGGTCATCAAAATCGACACGGCCGCGAACACCGAATACGCGACGACCGGCACCCCGACCGGCCCGGGCCCGTTCACGATCCCGATCGTCACCCCGACGACCGGCCTGACCCTCGCGCACACCTCCGGCGCCGCGGTGACCACGCAGACCACGCACACGTTCAAACAGTCGACCGCGTCCCGGCCGCCGTCGTACTCGATCACGGTGTTCGACAACATCGACACCCGCGGCTTCGCCTACTGTGCGATGTCCGAACTACAGATCAAGATCGACCCCAAGGGGACGGTCACGTTCGCGCCCAAGTTCGCCGGGTTCCCCGAGACCGCCCAGACGACGTTCACGCCCGCTTACACCACCTCGCAGCCGCTGTTGGGCTGGCAGTGGGCCATGACCAACGCCGGCGG